ATGAACAGGCCTTTGGCCGACTGTCTCGTATCCGGCGTGCAGGTGGCCTCGCGTGCGATTTCCACCCTGCCCCGCAGCTATGGCGCGCTGCCGCCTTTCGAGAAAGCCGTTTGATGAGCGCCCTTGAAATCCAGAACATCCGCAAGAACTATGGCGCGGTCGAAACGCTGAAAGGCATCGACGTCGCGCTGGAAAGCGGCGAATTCCTCGTGCTTTTGGGTTCGTCCGGCTGCGGAAAATCGACGCTGCTCAACATCATCGCGGGGCTGGCGGAGGCGACGAGCGGCGACATCAGGATCGGCGGGCGGTCGGTGCTCGGCGTGCATCCGAAGGATCGGGACATCGCCATGGTGTTCCAGTCCTACGCGCTCTATCCGAACCTCAGCGTGGCCAGGAACATCGGTTTCGGGCTGGAGATGCGCAAGGTGCCGGTTGCCGAGCGCGACAAGGCGGTGCGCGACGCCGCCAGCCTGCTGCAGATAGAGAACTTGCTCGAACGTAAGCCGAGCCAGCTTTCCGGCGGACAGCGTCAGCGCGTCGCCATCGGCCGCGCCTTGGTGCGCAAACCGCAGGTGTTCCTGTTCGACGAACCGCTGTCGAACCTCGACGCCAAGCTCAGGCTGGAAATGCGCACCGAGCTCAAGCGCCTGCACCAGATGCTGAAGACGACAGTGGTCTATGTCACCCACGACCAGATCGAAGCGATGACGCTGGCGACCCGCATCGCAGAACTGCGGCGGCAGAGGAACGAGTCCTTTCAAGAGGTGGCAACCGCCGTCGGGGTGACAAAGACCCACATCTGGGAGCTGGAGCGCGGCCGTACCAAAAATCCCTCGCTCCAGGTGATCGAGGGCCTGGCCAACCACTTCGGGGTCTCGATCGCCTACCTCGTTGGTGAGGACATCGACGCCGCCGACGCCGACCAGGACCTGGCGCGGATGTTTCGCCTTGCCGGCGAACTCGAAGAACACGAACGTCGTGTCATCGACGACATGATCGAATCGTTCCGTCGCAGGCGGCTGGAACGTGACGGACGTCGCTCTTGACCGCATGGCGGTTGACGAGGCCGCCACCTCGCCGGAAAGGGCAGCAGCCGAGATCCATCGTCAGCTGGGAACAGTGACTGGCGCAGTTCCGGTCTTCGAGATCGCGCGGGCCCTCGACATCGAGCAGATCGATCAACTGCCGCTGCGTGGCTTTGAGGCCATGTTGCTCACGGCGCCCGAGCGTGACTTCGGCCAGGTCCTTTTGAACAGCAACTCCAATGCCAGACGACGCCGCTATTCGCTGGCGCACGAACTGGGGCATTTCCTGTGCACCTGGCATCGCCCGTCAGCTCAGAACAGGTTCGCCTGTAGCCGCGGCGACATGGTCTCCCCCATCGGGCCTGCGCAGCACATCGCCCAGGAGCGCGAGGCCAACGTCTTCGCGATAGAACTCCTGGCGCCAAGTCATCTGGTTGCGCCCTTTCTCAAACGCCTTCCCGACCTGGACGTCATCCTGGCCCTGCACAGGCGGCTCGACATCAGCAAGGTCGCGGCTGGACGGCGCTTCGTCGGCCTGCACCACGCCCCTCTGGCTTTGGTCGTCGCCAAGTCGGGCCAGTTCCTCTACGCGGAGCGAAGTGCTGCGTTTCCGTTCCTGCCCTTCGAGCGAGGTGACCAGCTGCCCGATCTGGCAGCCATCGGGAGAGATGGCCCGACTTCGGAAGTAACTGACGCGGACGCGGCCGACTGGCGACTGCCTCGACCTCCGGGACAGCTCTTTTGTCAGGTGCTGGAACAGGAGGACGGCCACGCGCTGATCCTGCTGCAATTGGACGTCGAAGAAGACGAATAGGGCAGTTTGCCTGCTTACGACGCGGTACCCTGTTTAGACCTGAACATTCCCTGCTCGGCGATGGCGAATTCCCTGTTATTCTGAACAGGGAATTCCTGCGCAACGCACTGATGGATCGACGGTTTTCGGCGCGCAAAACTCGTTTCCAGGTCCAAAAACCCCGAAATTCCCAGTTTATTCCCTGTTATCGGGGAAATCCTATCAGAGACGGGTTCGCCCTGGACTGGGCGCACAGCCAATTCAAATTTTCATAGAAAAAACAATACGTTACGGGAAAATCAACTTCCCGGTGTGGGGCATTCTAGGTCAGTGATTTAGGTGCTTCCACCGCCGGGAGCACTACCGAGGAGGCGACGGCCAGCCGGAATAATCCCGCTTGCTTTCTCCACGTAGCTCTTCAGTTCGCTTACGCGGTCCGGCCACCAATCCCATTCTGCTGGCGCATTGAGGTCGCGTATGAGCGTTTCCAGAACGGAATTGATGTTGTCGGGAAGGATCAATCGGCCGGCTGCTGTGACGCGCTCTAGATCGCGTTTTGCCGTAGCGAACCTCGCCCGAAGCGTATCAGAATATTCTTCAGGATAGTTCCGTTCCTCATCCTCATTCGCCCATTCATCCACCACGCGCTGAAGCTCAGAAATAGCCTGCACGGCGGTCGTGAGCGTGTCGTGTTGTCGCTCCCATGCCTTCTCAGATTTGTAGCGCCTCAGCGCCCAAAACACCGTAAGGCGCGCAACGATCAATGCGCCGCCCATTTGAAGCAGCAGCTTCACAATCTCCGTCTTATTCAGATCGGCAAGCCATTCGCTCATAGCTATCAATCTCTCCAAGCGCCAAGACGGGATGATGATCTTCCGGGCATTACAGCCGGGGTGATGCCGAACCAAGCCAACGCGATCACGGCAATCAGCAACGCCAAAAGAATTCCTGAGCGGAACTTGAAGGGGCTAAATCGAATGTGCGGCTTCGGGTCCACTCGTGAAATCTGCCAGCCCGGCCGTCGTCGGTCCAGTTCGTTCATGCTCGCCACATAGCCAGATCACGCGATCACGATACGGGAGACCGAAGCTGCCCCATCGCCGGCAACCGGGATGCTCGCACCAATGCTCGATGACGCCAGCCCTAACGCGCGTCGGATCGCCGACCGGGGTGGCGAGGGTAGCAGGATCATCGCTCATAATGGAATAGAACAAAAATAGAACGGATGTGTCAAGAGAAGCTTGACCCACCGTAGGCATATGGTCCTATCTGTCAGGATGCCAGAGCAGCATCGAAAGCACCCATACCCATTGTCGCGGCTCAACGAGCATCGAAGCTATGTCCGCGTGGCGTGTGCCTACTGCAAGCGCCGGCTGCATTTCTTTCCCGACGATCTCATTCGCGTATTTGGCGACGTTGATGTCGATTCGATCGCCGAGCGCATCAAGTGCGAGGGGTGCGGTGGCAGGGTGGATGTGAAGTCGTTCAGTCCGACAGGATCAGAGGCAGTCGGGATGCGCATGCGCCGGCTGGTAGCCATCAAGATTCAGCATGTGCCGGTGTGGAAGGATGACTAGGCTTGCTGGAACAGAACCAGAACTACTAGGCTGTGGATAGCGGCAAGTTTCGCGCCGATATCTTCTCAAATCAGAATGTTAATCTGTAGATATTGAAGCACCGGCAGAGGTTTGCGGCGTCGGGTGACGATCGACAAATCCGCAAACCTCATACGCCGGTTGGCGCTACCCCGCCGAAGCGTGGTCCGGTTGCAGCCGGACCACGCGACGGGTGTAGGAAATATCCTGACGGCTTTGGGGCGCTGACGCAACAAACATCGCTTTAATCAACGCAACAATGCTGTGGACTCATCATCGCGACAATCCGGGGTAATCAATGGAAGGGGCAACGACCATATTTCCTTTGTTCAACATCGAAACGATGAATGAGGACGATGTTTCAGGTGAGATCGTCAGGCCGTTCTGCCGAGCACTCGGCTACAGTCAGGGCAATCCGGAAGCAAATCTCAGAAGTCAGGTTTCGCTGCAATATGACAAGGTATTCCTGGGCCATAAAGATGCGAAGAAAGACCCTGTCTTGCGGGGCCGGCCGGACTTTGTATGTGAAGTGATCTCTTATGCCCGCTGGGTAATCGAGTCGAAATCGCCTGCCATCGATCTATCGACTGACGACAGTTATCAGGCGCACACTTACGCTACCCATCCGGAAATTGCCGCCGAATTCTACGTTCTCACCAACGGAAGAATTCTAAAGATATACCGAGTGGGGCAACCGGATAAGCCGATCTGGGAAATTTCTATCGGTGAGATTGATAGCCATCTGCCGGCGCTCAAGGGATTCTTAGGACCAGCGGCGATGAGGAAACGGGCCGCGTTGGTAATCGACAAAGGTAAGCCTTTGATTCCGGGTATAGGGTCTTTTGCTGAGATCGTCGGCGGCTCTCTAGTTTATACCCGAAACGTTTCAACGTTGCCGGGTGTTGAGAAGATGGATGGATTGGTAAATACCATCACGGGCAACCGGGTCTATCGCGGCGACGACGGATTGATCTATGGCGAAGCTAGTGTGCGTTCCGCGTTCGCTGCCATGGATGCAGTGTTCGAAGCTTTCAAATTCTACCCTTTGAGATTCAGCACGGCAGATGAGTATTTATCAGCCGATATTGAAAGGCCGACTATCCTCCAAGGTCTGCTCAATGTCAGAATGCCGGCCGGAACGACATTTCCGAAAACTATTTTTTCGCCCGGTGGAGTTCTTCCGATCGATGTAAAAGTAGACGCGTATTTGGAAGTAGTAGGCTTTGTTGAAAGCCAGAAGATGCGAGGAACTTTCGCGATGGACTGCGAATACGAACTCGACAATCGCCTGTTTCCAATGATTCCACCAACCGCGAGCCTGACGAGCGAAGGCACTTTCGAGATTCACGTCAAATAGAAGAGGCGCAGACGAGACCGCGCCCTTCGAACTTCAATCGATCAAAAGCTAAGTTCGATTTTCGGCTGATGCCTGTATCGAAGCCGGCCAAATACCGGCGATCTCGCCGAGCGCCAGCTTGACGGCATCGGGTTCCACCTGACCGGTGACGGGGTCAGGCGCGAGCGTCAAAAGCTCAGCGATCAGCAGATGGTAAAGCTCATCATCAATGTAGTGATCGTCGTCCAAATCAGCCTCTAATTGTTGCGGCGGACGAATGCATGAATCAGTTTGCAGATGTTGGCAACAGGAAAAGTAAGTAATTTCAAATAGATCAGTCAGTGGTGACTGATTCAAAACTTGCCGAAGTTCGGGTCTGTATTGGCTGAGGAAGACACCCTCAGGCGTGCTCTACGTTCTGCTTGCCGCAGTCGAGCACGAACACGGTCACGCTCGGCGCGCTCGTCATCGGTAAGGGTGCCAAGCGTCCTGTCATATGAACGCACGGTATCGGCAGACTTGCCGCGTATCGATCGCATGTGATTTCGTGCCTTGTCGCGGCGGCGCTGTGCAGTGGCCGCGATCTTCGCCAGATGCCTTTGAATACCCCGATCGGCCTCAGCCTGCTTCCGAATGCGCTCGTTTTCCCCGACTTGGATATAGAAGTCGGCGCGCGCCATCATGAACGCAATAAGCACGCGGCGCTCAGCGCTCGCGGATTGGGGTAGGACGGGACGGCTCGTCGCCGTTTCAATGTCAGGCATCGTCGGGCCTATCGTCGGTATCGTCGGTTAGTGGCGGTGGGTGCCGACGAAAGTCACCCACCGCCAATTGAGAGACGGTAGCTATCCGCTCTTGCGCAGAATGCATTATAGCGTTCGCGTCGGCGATCTTACGAAAAATCTGAAAATCGTGAGCAGAAGTGTGTGATCGCCGGAGCCTGTCACACTTTGTTAGCGTCACAAATTGTTAGCAGCTTCAGTAATAGAGTCTTCTATTAAGAAGAAACATACGATTCAGAACCCGCTAACAATTTGTGACACATTCTCCGGGATGCAAATCTCTCCCGGCTATCAAATACACTTACCGGCTATCAAGAAACCGTGCCGTTACTGGCTCGCCAGACAACATGCCGTTCCCCGGCGTGTAGGCATGCCCGGAAACCCTGCTAGGAGCCTCGCCAGTGTGCGTTAGCGTGACGGATGGTGTCGGGGACTCGGCAACCGCCAAGACTCCCCAGCGGGCTTCTGTGGCCGTTTTCTGAATCTGGAAAGGAACGCCCGGCACAAGGCCGGGCGTGAGTTGCGTTCAGGATGTCCGATCGGACGATGACGTTATAGCAATCGCGTCATCTGCCGTAGCCTCTGGAATTGGCGATGTTGCCGGGCCGGCCGGCCTTGCGCATCTCGTCGGCGATGACGACACGCGCCATGCCTTCAAATTCCTTGGCCATCTTGCGCGCGAGATCGTCGTTTTGCTCGGGCGTGCCGGCGCTGCCATCTACGGTGATGGGCGCGTTGATCGTCACGGCAGGCGGCGCGTTGTCGTTTGCAGATCGCGGACGATTGTCATTCGCGAACGACGGAGCATCACCATGGATGCCACCCGACGCATACGCCGGAACCTGCCCGGTGTTGATAGCGTCCAGCGTGCGGACGCCGATCGCGCGCACGGCAGCAGCGCGCACGACATATTCGCCATCCGATAACATCGCAGGGATTGAGTCCGACGTGCTGGTGCCGGGGCCGCGCACATGTCCGCCGCCCGCGAGGCGCATACCCGCCCATGGGTCCGCTGAGACAAAGCCGCCGCCGGCAAAGCCGAAGATTTTCATCAACGGCTTGATGATCGCGAGTTGAATCGCAAGGTCGACCAATTGCGCGGCAAGCCGATTGATCATGTTGCCGAATGCCTGCCCAGCGGTCGCGCCGCTCAGCAAATCTTGTGCGAAGCCCGACAACGCGCCCTGTGCCAGTTGCGCGAATTCGGCTTTCGCATCGGTCGCCTTCCGCTGCGCAGCCTCTTCTGCCTGAATCGCGGTGATCAGCGCGGCGATGTTCGCCTTTTCCTGATCGGTCGCCGCAGCGCCAGCGCGGCGAAGCTGATTGCTGATCTCGCGTTCAAGATCGGATGCGCCGATCAGCGACAGTTCGCGTTCAAGTTCGGCGATCAGTTGCGAGACGGCTTGTCGCTCCCGCTCGATTTCCGACACGGCATTGCTACGCGATGCTGATCGTGGTGACGGTGGAGTAACAGGAACAATTGGCCCGGCTGGAATTGAAACCGACGTAGGTGCCGGTGTCTCGCGAAGCTTTCGACGTGCTTCCAGCACGTCGGTAATCATCTTCTCTTCGGCGGCAATAGCTTCCATGCGCCGCTCATGATCGGCGATAGCGCCTAGTGCGCCACTGTCACCAATCGACGTGCCAAGGATGCCATCTCCGGCCATGCCGTCGCCGCGCGAACGGATTTCCGCAATCTTGGTTTCGATCTCCAATCGTTCACGGCCCAGCGCCGCAAGGTCTTCATCTAGCGAGGCATCGCGGCGGGCCTCGAAACCATTGAACCGGTCAATGAAGTCTTGCAACGCCGTCACGGCGTCGATGATCGCGCCCTTCAAAGCCGTGCTGACGGTTGTCGTAGCGATCTTAAATTGCCGATCGATTTCGGCCGCGCGTGTGATTACGTCATCGCTCAGCACATTGCCGAGCCGGTGCGCCTGATCGATCGTCGCGCGAATGCCTGTCGAGCCTTGTTCGATCAGTGCGACATACCGCTCGCCACCTTGACCGCCGAACAATTCATCAAAGATACGGTTGCCTGCGGCCACATTTCGCAATCGCTGGGTCCGATCGATCAATTCCAGCATGAACCGTGACGGGTCGGCGAGCTTCGCTTTCACCTCAGCGGGCGTTAGGCCGAGGCGCTGAAATGCTTCCGCCGCGCCGCCACCGCCGTTTGTGGCGAACTCGTCGGCCCTGATCGACAGTTCCTTAAAGGCGTCTGCCATCGCATCAACCGGAATACGGTTCGCTTCGGCAACGGCTTTCCATTCCTGAAATGCCTGCATGGACAGGCCGGCGAGCTTGGCTTGGTCGCCGATCTCAGCAATGCCTTTCGCAACACTGCCAAACCCCGCGACGATGCCAGAGATGCCGCCCGCCGCCACGCCAGCAAGCAGCCCGGCGCCGAAGTTTTTGAAGATCGAACCGACACGCGTAGCCATGCCGCCCATGGTGCTTTCTATGCGATCAGCGGCTTGCTTGCCGCGCCGTTCCATGCGCGTGAATTCGGTGCCAGTGACGCGGCTGGCCTTCTTCATTTCGCGTTCAAGCTGCGTCATCCGCGCTTCAACTAATACAATCAGACGTTCGGTATCATCGGCCATACTCGGGCTTCCTACGCAAACAGTTCATCGTAATCGTCGCGCTCGAGAATCGAGCGGGTGTTGTTATTGAGCGCCGCGAAGCGCACGGCCATAAGGGTCGCTACCGCGCCGTCGATCTTGTCGCGGCTCTTCGACTTGTCGAATTTGCGATTGCCGGCGGCATCGCGCACGACGGCGACGTTATCGAAGTTCCACCGCAGAACCGGATTGTTGGCGTGGTGAAGCTTGCCGGTGATGATGGCGCGCTCGACTTCATCGCAGGCCGGCGACATGGAAATGAAGCCTTGCCGGAAATCGACCACGGGCAAGCCATCGTCCATCAAGCTCTTTTGCGTCTGCTGCGCTCGCCAAGGATCGAACGCGATCGCGCGCACGTCATGGTCGCTGCAAAGCTTCCTGATCTCGGCTTCGACATAGGCGTAATCGACCGCAGCGCCCGGCGTCGTGACGATATAGCCGGCGTCAATCCAGTCCTGATAGTTGACGCCTTCGACGCGCGTTTTCTTCGCCAGTGCGTCGGCAGGAATGAAGTAGAAGGGCCGCACGATGTAGCCGCCATCATCGGTAAGCCACGCGGCCACGATGACGGTGAGGTCAGACACTTCCGAAAGATCGACGCCTAGGAAGCACGGCTTACCCTTCAGCTTGTCGAAATCGACCGGGATTGAGCCGCATTTGTCATAGGCGGCCATCTCGACAAACGGCGAAGACGACTGCTGCTGCCAAACGCCAAGGTAAAGCTGCTGCAAAATCTCGCGTTCGATGATCGAATATTCGGCCTTGATGCGCCGCTCACGTAGCGCCCGAAGCGACGGGTAGCCGCAACGCAAGCCCGGCAACGCCAAGTGCCAGTTCCCTTCATCGCGCCAATCAACGTCTGCGCTCGCCTCGAAAATGATCGGCAGGACATGCGGGTCTTTGATCTCGCCAGACTGGATTTTCTTCGCCGCCGCGACTTCTTTGTAGGCGAGCGTTTCCTGCCCCTTGCCAGCGGTCGTGAGAACGATCGTCAAGCTGTTGTCGGTCTTGTCCGCCGCCGAGGACAACACACGCCAAAGCTCGCGGTGCTTCTCGGTTGTCCAAGCGTGCAGTTCGTCTGCGATGATGACATGCGGCGTCGAACCGTGCGCACCAAGCCCTTCCGATGAAATCGCTTCGTATCGGGTCCGGGTTTTCCGATTGGTGATTTGGCTCTTGTAGTCGAGAACGCGCCGTTTCCCTTTGTATCGCTGATCCTGTGATACGATCAGCGCCACCTCTTCAAACAGTTCGCGCGCCTGCTTACGGGCATATGCCGCCGACTGGATTAGCCCGCCTGCCACCTTCTCAGGACCGAAGAGGCAAAGCAGAACGATCGCAGCGGCGAGCGCTGTTTTGCGTGAGCCGCGACCAAGCTGCATCACAACCTTCTTGATGATCCGTGTGCCGTCTGGATTGCGCGGCCCGAAGATGGCGCGAATGATACGTTCCTGCCATTCGTCCAGATGAAACGGGTGGCCGGGCGCGGGATTCTTCGGATGGTGGTTGCGCCGAAGCCACTGCACGGCGCGCTCGCCATCGCCGAACGTGTCTTCGATCGGCGAGCTATCAAACAGGAACTCAGGGCGGATGACGTGCGCGCTCATAGGAAGTCGTCATCGTCGCCAGCGCCGGGAGCTATCACGGCGCGCGATCGGGCAGCCGGCGTCAATCCAAGCTCGCCAGCGGCGCGAAGCATCTGCTGCATCGCCTGCATCAATGCCGTGCTCGCCGGGTTGCGCTTGCCGTTCGGCAGCACGTCGCCATCGATCTGCAATTGCCGATCAAGGCGCACCATCATGCCGGCGGCGATGCAGTAGTTTGCCAGTGCCGCCATGTCGGCGACGGTCAACACGCCACGCTCGACTAGCACTGGCGCAACCTTGCGCCATTCCGCTTTCGCATCTTTCGAAAGATACGAGGGCGGCATCGGCACTACCGTCACAGATGAGGATCCCGCAACGATCGTTGATGGTTTCAGGCCGCGTGTCATGATGTTGCGACGGCCTTGATTTCCAGACCGTCCCGCCAGCCGATTTTGGCGATAGCCTTGATGTCATGGACCTTGCCGGCATGCACGATCCGGTCATCGGTGGTGATGCCGTCGCGCCAGCGGATGCGGAACACGACGTTGCCGGCTTCCGCCTCGCCAAAGCCGGTCAAGAATTTGTCGGCGCTGGCGGTGACGATCTCGGCGCGCACCGTGGCAAATTCTGCCCAGGTGGGTGACACACTCCCCGTAGGGAGCTTCGCTTCGGTCTTCCTTTCGATGCGGATGACGTGCCGAAGATTGCCAGCGCGGATCACAGTCGCCACCTGATCGTGGCTTCGATCGACATGACGGCATGCCCGCAATCCTTATCGGGATCGCGCGGGTAAACGACACGCTGAAGCTCGAAAGCATCGAACTCGAAACCATCCGCGTCTGGCCAGTCGATCAGCGTTGAGGCCACGGTGCTGGCGATCTGCTTTGCGGCGTCGAGGCCATCGGCTAGCGTCCACACATGCAGATCGGTGAACACGTTAGCGACGTATTGGCCGCCAGCCGCGCGACCATTGAACACGGTCGTTACAGCGGTAATCTGTATACCGGGGAAGTTGTCTGGCCGGCTTGATCCGGCGCGGATGTTCATCGCCGGCACAAGCGCCGATACGGTCGGCTGCGCGACAAGATGACTATGCAGTGCCGTTTGCAGCGCCAATGCCGGGTCGATCATTTGCCGTCCCCGAAGTTGTCGCGAACGGCTTTCGCAATGGCGCGCTTCGTTCGGTTTTTCACCTTCTTTTGCAGCAGCCGGACGGAGGGCCAGAAGAACGGTTGCGCGTCGGCGTGCGCCGTCCCGTATTCGACAAGATGCGGGTATCGCACCTCATGGTCGCCGACAGTGACAACCGCCTCCAACGGGCCGGCAACCTTCGAACCGCCCGGCTGCGAATATGCTGGCGTGGTGCCACCCGGCGGCGTGACCGTGATCGACTCTTTCAGGTCGCCGGTATCGACAGGCGCAAGGTGGCGCATCATGTCGGCAACCTCTTCGGCAGACTGGACAAGCGACGGCTGCACGGCCTCTTTCACCTTGTCCGGAATCGCTTCTAGGCGGCGCTGTAGCCGCTCCAATTGCGGTGATTTCGCCATGCTAGAATTCCCATTCCCGCCATGGCGAAATCAGTTCGCGCACGCCGAACGGCATGACCGATGCTGACACGCCGACAAGCACGGCCTCACGGTTCGCAAATAGGTGTGCCGCAAGCTGCAACACGGCTTCCCTGATCGCGCCGGGCAATGGGTCCATCTCGGCGAGGGGTTCGCCGATGTATGCCTCGATCCACGATTCAGCAGCAGCGATTTTGCCTTCAAGGAAGGCATCATCTTCCATGTCGGCATCCAGCCGAAGCTGCGCCCGAAGCTGCGCTACGGTGACGATCATGGCGCTTCCTTTGGAAAACCTATTTCGGGAATCTCGCGTGCGGTGCTCCCCGCGCCGGTCCCCTTAGAAGCCCCAAAATTGAGACCTACCCCCGGGCCTATGCCGCTGATCTCGATACGGAGCGAACCTACAAGCACCACGACGCTGCCTGCCTTCAAACCTCGCGTTGATGGCGTCTTAGCTTGGTTCGGTGTCTTGGCTTTGTTCGGCTTGGCGAACTTTCGAG